GACCAAGGACCAACGGTCCGACGGTCGGAGCGAAGCGGAGCCGCACACACGAGCCCGAAGGGCGTATAGAGGTTCTTTAATAGGTTCTATTACTGGTTTGGGTGTCACTCTGACACCCCCCCCCTGGCCAGAATCCGACCCCACCTGCTACACTAGAACTGCCGCTAAAGACCCCCGCAAGGTTCGTTGCTCCGTTCCCTTGCGGGGGTCTCTCCTTGTGTGCTAACGTGAGTCCCACGGCAACCAACAACTCAACAGAACGGAGCAATCGTGACTGACATCGCCGTCTCCCCCACCCCCACTACCTCCCCCTTCAATGCCATCCGACAGACCGCCGATGACGGCAGCGAATACTGGTCTGCCCGCGACCTTATGCCCCTCCTCGGCTACCAGGAATGGCGCAAGTTCGAGGGATCTATCAGCCGTGCTATCACCTCCGCGAAAGCCCAGGGTGCACCCATCGAAAACAACTTTGTCGGCGCCGACAAAGTTTCCGGCTCCCGTGGCCCCAGCCAGAAGGACTACCTCCTCTCCCGGTTCGCCTGCTACCTCGTAGCCATGAACGGAGACCCCCGCAAGGAAGAGGTCGCTAACGCCCAGGCGTACTTCGCCATCAAGACACGCGAGGCTGAAACCGCGCCCACCAAGCAGCTGACCGGACCTGAGCTCATGGCCTACGCCCTCATTGAGGCACAGAAGACCATCGAGGCCGCCACTGCCCGCGCCGAAGCCGCAGAAGCGCAGATCGAGGCCGACAAGCCCGCAACCACCCTCGGCAAAGCCATCACCGCCGGAGAAGGCGACCTCCTCGTCCGCGACGTCGCCCGCATCCTCGCCTCGCACGGCGTCAACATCGGCGAGAAGCGCCTCTACCAGTGGCTCCGAGACCACCAGTGGGTCACCAAGGGTGGCGGCCGCTGCGGCAACCAGCCCACGCAGCGGCGTATCGAGCAGGGCCTCGTCCGACCCCAGGTGCACCCCATCCACCTGCCCGGCGGCCGCCTCATCGAGTCCGTGACCACGCTCATCACCGGAAAGGGCCAGGAGGAACTCATTAACGGCTTCCTCAACGGCTCCTACACCATCTGAAAACCCAAAGGGGGCCAGCCCCAATCACAAGGCTGGCCCCCAACACCACATTTAGGAGTGGTGACAGCATATGTCATTCACAGCCCTCACGCAAGCCCTCAACCTGCCCGAGCACATCACCGGCCCCGCCCGCATGGTCGCCGTCGCCCTGGCCGACCACATGAGCCCCAACCCCGAGCTCGACAACGCAATCTGCTGCTGGCCCTCGATCGCCACCATCGCGAAAAAGGCTGGCACGTCAGAGTCTACGGCTCGCCGAGCCATCAAGCTCCTGGCAGACGAGGGCGCTATCACTGTTGAGTATCGACGAGACAGGGCCACCAATCGCACAAACCTCTACAGGTGGCACCCATGGCTCATGGGCGACTGGGACGACGCCCCTATGCGCAAGCGCGAAGAGGAGGCTCGTGGCTACGGCTACAGCTACCACGAGCCGGCGCGCGAGCAGGTCGCCACGCCTGAGCCCGACCCCGCCCCTGAGGCGCCCGCCAAGCCCGCCGAGACGCCCGCAGACGGCTTCACGGAGTGGTGGGCCCAGTACCCTAAGAAGGTCAAGAAGCTCGACGCCGAGAAGGCATACCGCGCAGCCCTGAAGCGCGGAGTAACCCCCAAGGAACTCCTCGACGGCCTCCAGCGCCAGAAGGCCGCATGGAAGGCCAAGGGGACCGAGCCTCAGTACATCCCCTACCCGGCCACGTGGCTTCGCGCAGGCAGCTGGGAGGATGAACTCGACACCCCGGCTCCCTCTACAGACTCCCCCGCCCCAGCCATCAACCCCAACACCGGCAAGCCGGTCACTCGAGACGACTTCGGGTACGCCTGCATCGCAGCCGGCATCGACCCCAACCTGTACATCAACTACTGGAAGCCCTACATGGGGCTCCCCTCCGACCCGACATGGCCGGAGTGGGCCGCCAAGATCGACCGCTTCTGCGGAAGGGCTTGACAATCGTGTCCAACCCTGTCTACTCTCCAGTCATCAGTACAACCGAAAGGAACACCAATGACCACCCACCCCACAACCCCACTCATCATCATCACCGACGGCTACATTCACGAAGACAGCATCGCAGGCTCCGTCGCCACACCAGTAGACATCGACTTCCCAGAAGAGGACTTCATAACATGGGAGGACGCCACTGCAGTACAAAACACCACTCTCGAACGAGTATGCAACGCCTTCCAAGGTTCTGAGCTCACTGAAGAGCAAGACACGTCAATCGAACTCCTTAAGGCATGCACCTACTAGCCACCACGGGGGCCTGCCCCCCCCCAACCAACACCCCACCACACATGAACACCGAAACCACCATCATCGACCTCGCCCTCAGCGGCGACCCCACAGTCCTCCTCGACCTCGACAACATCCACCCCCACCACTTCGCAGACACCCGCAACGCCGCCATCTGGCGCCTCATCGAAGACCACAAGGCCAAAAACCCCGGCCAAGGCATCACCCGCGAACTCATCTTCGACAAACTCCCCTCCATCACCGAGGCCCACGTCACCCCCGACTACCTCCTCGACATCATGAACCTCACCCTCGTCTCCCACCGAGGACTCGCAGGCGTCTACGCAAACAAACTCATCGACGACAATGCCCGCCGCAACCTCGCAGACGCATGCACTAGGGGCCTCCAAATCATCGAAGCTGGCGGAGACCCCAGCGACGCAGAAGCATCCATTAGGGAACTCCTCAACCAAGTCAGCACCGGCAGCACCACCCTCGTCAACAACGACACCTGCCTCACCCAAATCACCGACTTCACCACCAAGGCAACACCCTTCACCCCCACCCCCTGGCCCGACCTCAACCAAATCATCGGAGGATGGAAACCAGGCGGCCTCTACGTCATCGCCGCCAGGCCAGGCGTGGGCAAAAGCTTGCTGGCCCTCCAAGCCGCCACCAACCTAGCCGACACAGGCCACGTCTACTTCGCCAGCCTCGAAATGGCAGGCCGCGAACTCTGGTCACGCATCATGGCCAACATCGCCAACGTCCCCGGCGACGCCGTAACCCGCCGCCGCCACCCCACCCCCGACGAACAAGCCCGCATGACCGCAGCCGCCCCCCACCTCCGGCAGCTCCCCATCCACTTCGACGACCGCGCCAACCTCACCATCGGAGACTTCGTAGCCACCACACGCCTCCTCCACCGCCAACACGGCCTCACCGCCGCATTCATCGACTACATCGGCCTCATCAATGCTGCCCCCGGCGACCGCCGCGCCCGCTGGGAACTCATCGGCGAATACACCAGGACCCTCAAGAACCTCGCCAAGGACCTCGGCATCCCCGTCTTCGCTATCGCCCAGCTCGGACGGCAGGCAGAGCAGTCCCCCGGCGGCGAACTCCAGCTCTCCCACCTCCGCGAGTCCGGCAACATCGAGCAGGATGCAAACGTCGTCCTCCTCCTCTCCTGCCCCCACGAAAACGGCGTCACCGACTGGACCCGCGCCGACATCCACGTCGCCAAAAACAGGGAAGGACGCACCGGCCACGTCCTCCTCGAACGCGAAGGCGACTACTCCAGGCTCAACCACCTCGGCTGGACGCCCACGGGCCATTGAGGAAACCAACAAGGGGGCCAATCACCATTGGTGGGCCCCCACTGCTTGACAATCATGTCCCACCCTGTCTACAGTAGGGGCATCAGCACAACGAGAAGCCCCCAGGATTCCACCCCAGGGGCCACTCACAGAAGAAACAAGAACAGGAACGAAGCTAATTTGTTCTTGCGCAGAAAGGATACCACATGGCCAGCGAACCTGTCTACATGCACCACCCAGACATGATCACCCTCCGCCAAGCCGAAGCCATCGCCGGCATCGACTATAAGCGAATCCACGACGCAGCACGACGCGGACACATCTACTGGAACCGCTACGACGTAGTACCCACCTTCCGAGTCAGCAGACGCGACACCATCAAATGGGCCGCAAACCAGAAGGCGGCATGAGCAATGGCAGCCCACGCCACAACATGTCACATCTGCGAAAGTGTATTCACACCCAAAAGCGCCAACGCAAAATACTGCTCACCCAAATGTAGAAAAGAAGCCAAACGCAAAGCCGACAGGGAATTCATGCGCAAATGGAGAGCAGAAAACCCCGAGAAAAACGCCGAGCAACGCAAGCGAGAAGACCCCGAGGCCAGCCGCCAACGCGTCAAACGATTCCGCAAAAACAACCCCGAACGAGCTCACGCCTTAGCCAAAGCCTACCGACAGGCGAACCGCGAAACCGAGGCCGCCCGCCAACGCAAATGGAGGCAATCCCCCTACGGAGCCATCGCATACAAGGAAGCCTGCCGAAGATGGGCGCTACGCAACCCAGAGGCAGCAGGGGAGATTCGTGTACGCAGAGCCAAAGCGGAAGACGAAGGCAATGCGACACCCGCCCTCATCCAAGCCAAATGGGAAGCCAGCAGCAGAACCTGCTGTCTCTGCGGAGAATCCATCAATCCAGACCTCAAGTCGCCCGACCCTATGTCGCTAACAGTGGAACACAAAGTCCCGATCGCACGAGGAGGGCGACACGACATAGACAACATCGACTTCGCCCATCGAGTCTGCAACAGCAGCAAAGGCGCTCGAACCACAGAGGAGTACATGGGGCGACGGAAGCTCGCCAGCTAGGCCACCTCAACCCCCTCGCAGCCACACGACAAGGTTACGAGGGGGTAACTTCGCTTCTCAAACCCGCTCAGGATCCGAGCGCTACGCGTGAATGGCGCTCGGATCC